GTTGGTTTCTTCACGCATCCGTGAAATACCTGCAGTACTTACTTGTACTGGATTAAACCCTTTACGTTGTGTAGAGGGTTTGAATTGAAGTCTTGCCATAGTTTATTAAGGAAATGCTTGGCCCATAATGTTAGACAAACCTGAGCCTTGATCAGTAATTCGTGGCATCATAGTTATTGCGTTATTTAAAGATGAACCACCACTTGATCCAGTTCCACTACCAAATAAACCACTAAAGTTTTGTCCAGCAAGTGCTGAACCAGCTCCTATTAGTCCTTGTAAGATCGGTGCTGATGTGCTTTGTTGTGCGGGTGTAGCTGTATAACCAGCCTCAACCTCCATACGAGGTACAAAGATACGTTCCGGTGGTAGTTCTGGTTTAGGATTATAACTCAATCTTTCAGGGAATAGAATCTCAGAAGCTTCAGCATTAAGATCAGCAAATTGTTTCTGAAGTTCAATGCTTCTAATATTACGAGCAGATTGAGCCAAGAAACTATCCATATTAGCTTTTGATATTTTTTTATTATAATCTGCTTCTGCTTCTGCTTCAGTAATACTATTAGCGACTCGTTCTAAATTAAGACCAACACCAAGTTGCTGTAGACTTGCATCAGCACTTAGCTCTAGCATTTTAATTTGAGCTTGTGTTACCTCACCAGTCATCTGTCGTTCTAAGGACATCAGGCCGCGCTGTAAGGCTGCTGTATTAGACTGCTGACGCTTTGCACTAGAAACACCAGCTTGCCCTAAGGAAGCCTTTCCTTGTGCTACTAAGCCTTCAATTAATGCAGACTCCTTATCCATAGCAGTCTTGCTTCTTGCTTGTTGGATCGTATTTTGAAGAGATGCGAAACCAAGATCTTTGGTTGAACTAATTTGTAAAGATTTTAAACCTAGTTCTTTTGTTTGTGCAGAAGCTTCAAAATAAGTTTTTTTTAAGTTACTAAGTGATGTTTCGTTTTGGAACTGCTGTTGCAGAAACATATCATCAATAGCATCTAACTCAGCATCAATAGCTTGAGTACCAGAAAGTGCATTTAAATCTTGTTGTTGATTTGAAATTTGCTGGCTTTTTTCGTATAATTTAAGCTGTTTTAGATACTCATAGTCTTGAATCTCTTTACCGCGTTCCCAACTTTTTAAATTATTTTGGTGGGAAAACTCACGTTCAGCTTCGTAATTAGCTTTGTCTGCTTTATCTAATTGCCTACTATAATTATTAGTAGATCTTTGTACTTTCTTAGCAGCTTGACGTTGTTTTTTAGCCTCTGCTCTCTCTTTTTCATTTGCCTTAGCGGCTGAATTGCTGCCAATAATTCCTTGGCCAATTGATAGTCCTGCTTGAGCAATAGCGAGCCATGGCATAGTTAAGTCCTCCTATAAAAACGTGGGGAATAGTTACCTTCCCACATCATCGACACCAACGATACAGGGAATGGAAAATTGCTTGTCACTTTAAGTTCAAAATTAGTATTACGTTGATGGATTGGTATGGTAAATTGATGCTCTGATGTTACAGGACTACTGTCTGCTAAATAAGTATTAGCATCATTTACATATTCTACATTCTTCCATTCATCAGAACCACCAGCTTTTATTTTAAATAAAACTGGACCTGTTCTACTAACAGAAAATGTAACTCTAGATATAGTTAATGTAGCTGTATAATCTGATGTAGTAGCATCACGTTTAAAATAAAATTTAGGCATGGTTGCTTCAAAATCATAACCATAACCTACAACGATACCATCAGCATAACTTGTATAATCACCTTGAACTTCAAAGTAACGATAATTTGTGGTAGTTTCAGTACGTTCAGTAGCAGCTAAATAGAAACCAACATCTGCATCAACAGCAGCCGCTGTACCTACATCTGCTTCTGGTAAACAAAGAAGCATGATAGCTTCTTTATCTTGGAAGGGGGTGTAGGGTACATAGATTTTAGTAATATTATTGGTTGTATCATATACCACCGCATCGACCGATGCATGGGGCTTGACGGGCCTTGTAGCCATGTCTAGGCATGTATTGCCAGTGATGCTAGTAGCACCCACTACAGAGCTTCCTGAGGGGATCTCGTCAAGAATGATCGAACCTATCGTGTATTCATCTTCATGCTGAGATACAACAATTACAGAGTCATTAATAATATCTGCAGTTTGAATAGTGCCTGGTAATTGCCATTTAGTCCACGCTTGAAATAAATCTTTCTCACCATTATTATAATATCTATAAAGATATAGGTAAGACGTAGCTCTATCAATCAGCATAATCACAGAGTTCTGTGGGCTAACTGTTAAATCATCTACAGTATCAGGTATCCATTCAAGTACAATTTTACTGATGTCAATAACAATAGGGCTTTGTTCTACATCACGTAGAGCCATTGTAAAGAGTTTACAGTAACCTGGTACTCTACTAATAAAGGCAGAAGTAGTACCAACATCTACAGGTGCAATATCTGTTGCCATCTCATAGTTAGAGAGGGCTCGAATTACAGCAGAATTAGGAGTAAGAATACTAGCATCAGTTGCATACAGTTGAAATTGCTGTCTTGCACTAAATAAAAGAAGTCCTTGTGGGGAAGGTAATACTTCAGACAGTTCAACAGGTCTTACACTAGACACACTAAGATCAATTGGATCTGAATCGATTTGTATTAATGCAGACTTAACAAAAAAATTATAAGAATCATTAGCTACACCAAGGATTATATTATCTTCAGACAGAATCCCAAAACGATTACTATAGAAAAAAGTAGCGTTAATACGTGATCCAATAAAAGAAGGGGGAGGACTGGTTAAATCATCACCAGTTAACCTATTCTTATAAGTTATAGGTCCAAAGGTAAACGTAGTAGTACCAGTGTTAGCCAATTCATGTGGCATGGTTGTATTATCTACACCAGGTGAAGCCGTACGTGATAAGGCTTCTTTCCAGTAACCATCACCTTTAACGCTGTCATATGCAGAAAATTCTACGTAATAATCATCTTCAGGTTGATCACTGTTAAGGATTTTAACATGATGGCCATCATAAGATTGTAGTGATAATTTACTTGCATCAACCACTTCATCTTGAAATGATTCTAACGCATTATTAGCATTACCACCTCTAGCACTAAGAGTAAAAGTTACAGGAGTACCACCAGGAGTACTGTAATTTGTTACTACACCATTAGCTTCGTTTGTACGTTTAATTACAAGGCTATTACTATAGGATTCTAAGTACCATTTACCAGCAAAATCTGCATTACCTGCAGTATGTTGCGCCTGAATTAAAGTTACAATAGAACCAAGTATATCATGTGTAGCATGTGTTCCGGTAAGCAGTGTATCAAACGTAGCAGAAGATTGAGCAGTAGCTACTGCATCTAACCCTTGAATAGTTGTTGTATACACAGCACCGTTGGTAACAGCCAATAGCTTTAGAGTGCCTTCAGAGTTAGCAACAAATGTACCATCTGCTTGCATAGCAGTAGTAACAGTTTTGTTAGTAATAATGGTAGTGTCTTGAATGCTACGGAAATGGTAATCGTTTTGTGTAGTACCAGTTAGATATGCAGTACCAGTATTAGTTACAGTACAGAACGTACCATCAGCAGCAGTCCAAACAAAAATATCTGTACCTTTAATACAACCAATATAAGAACCAGCTGCATCACGTTCAATAAAGAACCAAGATGCATCAGCTAGTTCAGACTTAGTAAATGCAGTACCATTAGCCTTTTTTAATACATTAGTATGTTTCATCCCCGGTCTTTTTAATAGACCATAAGTAGGATCTGGGTAACCGTTAACGCATTCAGTTAACTGTCCCAATAATTTTTTGTCATCATTTTGTCGAGATACACCACCAAGAAAATTTGGTATTAGTTGGGTTACTGCTGGCATTAGCGTTGTAAAGTATGGAACGGCTGGTAGGGTTGATAGAAATTACCACCTTTAGGACTACCAAAGAAAGTATAATCTCCTTGGTTACATTCGTATTCTAAAGCTGTAGATTTAGCAATAGCTTCTTTTTGTAGTAGCATTTGATATTGATTAGGATCACCAATGATTCTACTAGACACAATTGCTGAGGCTTTTGCAACGATAAAGGCTTGAATAATAGTAGGAATACTAGGCCAATCAAAGTACCAAATAACATCTACGTACAAGGTGGCGTCAGTCCAAGTAAATGAATGGGCAGTTTTATCGTAAAGTTTCCCTTCACGATTAATACTATCTCTATTCATATTTTGTGTGTAAGATTTATTCAAATCCATTTGAAGTATATTGTTAGCAATAACTACTTCATTAGATGAATCAGGTGTAATTGGATAGTCTAATTCTTTATTGAAGGACCAGCCTTCTGATTGTACTTCACGAGACACTTCTCTTAGGGTGTTGAGTGCAATCGCAACGTCCGGGTTGGTTTGTGATTCAACTCTACTTGTAGCAACAGACTGTGTTAAAACTTGGCTTGATACAGTCTGAGAAATATTAACAGTATAATCATATGTAACAGGGTTTGTAGCTGGAGATACTTCAACGCCAGCAACGGCAATAGATGTACCAACAGTTACACCAGGTCCAGTGATATATGCGCCAACTGGAATGTTAGCTACAGTAGTAGTTAGAGTAGTACCAGAAATAGAACCAGTAAAAGTTGAGACTTTATTTAGTACAAAAGTTTCATCAGTTGTCAGTGAAGTAACGGGAGCCTGACCAACTGACGCCAGGATCTGATTAACAGCTTGTAGCTCAGTGTTGGAGCCAGTAGTAGGAAAAGGCATAGTTTGATAATGAGTATTATTCTC